TCAGCCACTCACTACCAGCACTTTATTATCTTGTTTTAGGAATCGATTTACTGCCTTTCGATTTTTCCATATGATATCAATGAGTTCGTCATTTGTAATCGAACGTTCATCCAGGTCCCAAAAAAGGTTATTTTTTCGATGCAAGGTAAAATGACCATCCTTATACTTCATGATCGTGAGCGAACCTTCGTTCATAGCATCCTCTAAAAGCAGATAGTATTTGGTTCCATCCCATTCTGCCAATTGTTCAAAACTCGGAATGAAAGTACTGGAAATATCCAATTTTCGCCTAATCATATTGCCTCTCCTTTCCTATCCTATTAAAATGCGTTATATGTATTTATTCACCATTGGTGACTATTCTCCTTCTTTTACAGGGATTTTGTTATTGCATGAACAAAGAAATAGAAAAATAACCATATTAATGAATATATACCCTAATTACTATTTGTAAAAACATATATAATAGAAAAAGCACTCTATGATGAGTGCTTGTCCTTTATTATTTACCTTGCTGTTTATTCATAGCTGCCATCATTTGATTGATTTTCTTCTGTGATGGCTTCATACCCATCTGCATCATCATCATTGAAAAACGTTGATTGATTAAGGTTCTTAACATTAAAAACGCCCACTTATTCTGTTAAGAAAAATATACCTTATTTAGCTATTGCTGTCTACCAAAATAATGGATTTTATGGTTAATCTATCGATTAATTTACGCTCACGCTTCTAATTTTTAACATTCAAAGCATATTCATAGACCATTTGGAATGAGTCCCGAATAAATCAAAACACCTTACGAATTGTTCATTCATTTTTCTTTTCCTTTATTCGGTTGGAATTTCTTCTTAAGTATCTCCATTATCTCTTCCATGAATTGTTTCTTGATTTCATGCTGTTTATTTTCATCGCTGGTCGCAAATAGTTCCATTTCCATATCAAAGAACTTTGATGCTATCTCTTTATCGTGTTCCAAGCCAACTTCCTTTAGAAACAAATCATATCTCGGTTTAAATAACTTGAAGAACGCTTTACAAATCCGTTTTCCAAGAGCCTTTCTTGCCTCTTCAAAAGTTGTACCCTTTTTAGCTGGAATAACAGAACTAACTGTTCCTTTTAACTTTGCTGCATATATATCCCATGTTTCAACCCATGCCTCTCTATCTTCATCATAGTAAATTTCAATTAATTCATCCTCCCTAGTTAAACACAATTTATCTGCTCTATTCAAAATCTGTTTTTCCGTTTTTTCAGGCAACATTTCTAATAACTCTTCCCATTTAATTGTAGAAAAGTTATTAATCAGTATTTCATCTTCTTTTTTGCTCCATGTCTTCATTCCCAAGCTCATACCACCTTTTTATTAGTGGTAACAGCAATGTCCAAATTGTTTCTTTTTATACCATCAATCTATGAAAATATTTAAATGTAAATAATTTAATAATAACTAATAACAGCTTGTTAAAAATTCAATATACGAAGATAATTAAAACAACTAGATAAATTAAAGGGGCAAAATGAGTTATGGAAGAAATCAGCAAAGATGTTCCAGGGTATAAAGGGTTATACGAAATTACAAAATCAGGTCGCATTTTCTCTGTTAAGCGTCAGAGATTTATGACTAGGTGCAACGATGAATATGGATTCCATATTGTTAAATTATCCAAGGATGGTAAAGGGAAGAATCACAATGTATTTAACCTTTGGAGAGAAGTTTTCAAAGATGTATCAGAAGTTGAGTTTAAGGGAGCAAAGAAAGCTATATATAGATAAAACAAATAAGAAGGTGGGTTTGAAATGACCTTTGAAGAATACGATTATATTACAGGCGAATATTACTTTAAAATTGATAGTACGCACTCTATAATTTATGTCTATAAAAACAATAAAGAGTTCGGCTCTATTCCTAATAACTATAATAGAGAAATTAACAAATCAGAATTTACGCAACTAATTCATCATTATTCTGAGAAATATTTATAAAAAATGCCCACCAAACGTAAAGGTGGGCTTTATTGTTGTAAGATTATACAGGTACAAACTCCTTTTTATCTTTTAAGTACTCATTTAACACCTTCCTGCAATGCCATATGTCTAAATTACTTAATGGCTGCTCTCTAATGTACCAATAAGACGTGTTCTTTCTATATATATTAAATTCCCCAGACTCATACTGGATAAAGGTTATTGTTCCATCATTCTTTGTATCAGGCACAGTAATGTAATACTTCATTCCATCCCATTCAGCAAATAGACAATAGTTTAATTTAAAGGTTTCAATGTCATACTTAGTTTTAACGATCATTTAAACCACTCCCTGTGTAATCAAGATGCCATATAAACCATTTCCTATTGCACCAAGTTTAGCAATGCTCTTACTGAACATGTTAAGAAAACAATACACACCAATGCTAACAACGGAGATGATAGGGAACGCCATAGCCAAATCCTCAATAAAAGCAGTGAGATTGTTAAGGGTAACTTCCGTAAGTTTGCCTTGTATCCAGTCTTTAAAGGTAAAGTATTCAACCTGACCAACCTTTCCATTATTAATGAAGTTTTCAAACCAAGAGTGATTAACTGTTTTATCCACAATTAATTCTGGATTTATAAACACTCCATCTTTCTGCAAAGCAAAGTGTAAATGTCCACCAGTTGAATTCCCTGTATTACCCGACAAGCCAATTACTTCACCGTTTTTAACTGTTTCCCCTACTTTTACATAGACCTGATTCATGTGACCATATATACCTTCTGTAGAGTCCTCAAAACGTATTTTAACTCCTTTGCCTATTGCCCCATTACCATCATAAACTTTTGTAATAACGCCATTATAAACGCTTCTGAATGGTGTTCCTTCACTTAAGCCAATGTCTATTCCGGTATGGGGTTTAGGATGGATAGAGCTTACTTCACCAAACTTAGACGTAATTCGTACTATCATAAGATCACCCTTTTGTGAGGTTCACTGTGAACTTCTCTCTTACACTGCTTTCATAGCATCAACTAAGATGTTTAATACAAGTGGCAAAATTTGAACTAACACATAACCCAATCCAGCACCTTGCATCATATCCCAACCTTTATCTCTACCAATCATGACCATTATTGCACCACCCAAACAGACCACCATTGCAACTGGATAAGATAAGGCTTGAATCATTGTAATTAGAGGATCAAAAGCATGAAGCATTTTATCGTACATTACATCTGTTGGAGCAACTACAGGTATAGCATTTTCAGCAGCAAATACAGGTGTGCTAGAAAAAAATTGTTTTGTGGTTAAAGGAATGACACTTAAAGCACCAAGAACACCTAATGATTCTCTAACTTCTTCTTTAAATTCAAAACCATTTTTCTCAACTTCGACTGTTAATGATTTATTACCTGACATGAATTCTTTAATTGAATAAACTTGCTCCTTATTCCGTTTAAACATGATGTTATTTCCCCCTATTTTTAAAATCAGATAGTAAATAAACCGTTACGTTTAAACCCTCACTAGCCTTTAATAACTCATTCCTTCTATATTCTGTTTTAGTAATCCAGATAAACTTAGGTACTGATGCAAACCTTCCAAACGCTTTACGTTTTATTAACTCCCTGTAACGGTCAATTTTCTTTATGTTCTCATTCATCTTCTGTTCATTATCAACTTCAATAATTGTATAAGCTCCACTATTATCAATTAAGGCATCAGTTCTGCAGATGATTTTATCTTTGTCTTTTCCATTGATAATCTGAATTTCATTTCTCCAATTTGCAGGACAACCCAAAGTAATATATAGGTAATTTCTCATTAAGTAATGCTCTATAGTTGTAGTCTTTTTTCTTACCTTTAAACAATTAACTGCTTCCCTTCCTTTTGAATTTAGGTAATAAATGTTTTCACCATCTTTATAAACGTTTAAATATTCTTCCATTGCTTTTAATACACGTTGAGCATTGCATCACTTTTTAAATCATGTATCTGTTGTATTTGCCACCTGGTTAAATAATCAAATTTCTTTAAACTCAGTAGTATATTCTCCTGCCTTTGTATCCTCTTTACTGTTTTGTGGTTCACTACTTTCACTCCTTGGTTTCATGACAATGTGCGGTTTAATAATCCCATCAATAAAACCATTTTTAATCAGTGGTGTTTGAACCAACCTATCACAATCTGTTTGGTAAATTGCTCTACCTTTCAAACCCACTGGTAATGATTCAGCACCTTTCGTATCCAATACAACCATACTTTGAGTTGCATTTTTCAACCTAAAACATAAAGCAGCACTTGTATTTGCTTTAACCTGTCTTGGAAATACATCAGCAGTTGGATATTGAGTTGCAAATATTAGTCGATAGCCAATTCCAGCTCCCATTCGTGCGATTTCTCCAAGTAAGTAAAGTGCTCTATCCGCTTGATCCTTCTTTTCAAATCCATTGATTTCAGCACCTTCATCTACAATCACGAAGTGTCTTTCAGTCCATCCAGCTTCCCCTATGTCTTCCCAACCTTTAGATAAGAAATGTTCCTGTCTTTTAACCATTTCAGTATGAATTGCTTCCAATGCTTCAAGTGTTTCCTTACTGTTTTTAGCAACTGTATTAACCTGTTTGCAGTTTAAATATCGACTAAAGGCAAGACCACCCTTCAAATCAATCAAGGTTAGTTTTAAATTATCAGGCTGATTGTTAATTAAGCTGGTAATGACATTCTTTAGAAAAACAGTTTTACCGTATCTTGTTTGACCTGCAACGACTAATATCTGCATCTTTTCAAAATTGTGCTTTACGAACTCTTTATAAGTCACACCTAATGGAATTTCCCATCCTTTGCAGTTATCCAGCATTTCTTTTGTGTAAGGTAAATCTTTAGTCAAGCCTTCATCAAAAACCCTGAAAATTAACATACCGTCATATTCCATTTCGATTTCCTTGTTGACTGGTTCACGATTATTAATGATATTTTGAATTTGTTTCAGTATGGTTTTGTCTAACTTCAACTCTTTAAAATCCTTCAAATTGATTTTCCTTACACTTCGATTGTTCAAGCCATCTTTAAACTTTCCATACTTATCTTGAAAATCTTCAAGTTCTAATCCAAGTGGAATTTTATACACGTATTCGGTAAATTTCTTTTCTTTGTTGTATCGTCTTCTGTAAAGCCTTATTTTTTCTTCCTTTGTATAAAGTCCACAATTATCTGCAATTTTTATAATTTTGTCATGATCACTGTTCAAATTGTTCTTTTTGTAATAACTAGCTCCAAGCACTCCCAACATACTTCCAGTAGTTACAATCTCAAACAGCATCCCACCACGCTCCTTTAGGTATATCTATAGATATAGTCCCTTGCTTAACGAACACGAATACGAATGCGACAAAGGTAGAATTGGTAAGGGATTTACTGGCTTTGTTACTATTCGCTCTAGTGCGTTTGCCCTGTAATGTTATTGCGTATAGTAGAGTGTATGGGCATATGACTAAAAAGTTATCTTGTACTCATAAAATTTCTGAATAATTTTCAAAGTATGACTTTAAAGGGATTTGTACTATAATGTGGAATATATTCTTGAGGTGTTAGTATGAAAAGTAGGATAGGCGAATTAATTGAGGAAAAAGGTTTTATGAAAAAACATATTGCCAAGCAATTAGGAATAACTCCAACTCAGCTTTCAAATTGGATTCACGACAATAATTATCCCCCGTTAAAAAAGGCATTTTTGTTAGCCGACTTATTAGAATGTAAGGTAGATGATCTGTATGAACGTGACATTAAAGATAAGATATAACTCTCCTGCCGGTATCGTAACTCAAGGTGGTACATTTCCACTAAAGAGAAGAAAACCAGAGCAGGTTGCATATGAATGGCTGCAGGAAATAAAACGTGAAGTGAATTATGAAGGATTTGTTCAAGTTACTGTTGATGAAGAAGACATAACAGAAAAAGTAAAATCTCTAGGTTTAAAATAGACCTGTACGAAAATATGTTCTATAATGAAAATTGAATATTTAAACAGGGGTGAGAGGATATGGAAGAAGTAGAAGCACGTTGGAAATCAAATCAAGATGTTAACAATATTCAAGGATTAATTGATTTAGTAACTGATGAATACGGAAATTACTACACACCCTACAAAACAACTAATCAAGGCAGTAAATTAACCGAAGTCGTTTTATGCCATGCTCTTTACGATAATGCTTTTTCTATGGTTTTCTTGCAGGATGAGTGGAAAGAAGTCTACAAGTTCAGTCATTTAGGAGAGCCCCTGGTTGATACACTAAATGCCCATATAGCTAGTTTAAATGAAAGTGGTAGAGTAATTTTCTCTGTTAAAAAACTTATAGAAAACGGAACACAAGTTTCTTTCTATAAGATAACTAGCTACAAAACCCAAAATAAAGGAAAATAACACTAAGCCCTTCCTTGTAGAGAAGGGCTTTTTTATGTACTTATCTACTTTTAAATCTAACGTATTTAGTGTTTGAGGTTATGTATGTACCTGATTTTAATTTGTACATCTTACTTCCATTAACAGTCAAAGTTTCAACCACTGTAAGTACAGTACCTTTATCAACTGTATCTTCTTTTGCATTCCAGTCAGGTTTATTGTAATACCATAACTCATCAACTAATACTGTAACTGTTCCAACTGCATCAGTTTTAGCTTTTTGTTCTTTCAAATTTAAAACCACTCCAATTTGAAGTGGTTCAAGATTCTTACCTTTATTTAATGCTTTCAGTTCATTTACAGTAATACCATTGTCATTTGCAATGCTCCACAATGTATCCCCCGGCTTTATTTTGTAGGTATTTACAGCCGCCTTACTTACCCCTTCAGAAGTCTTTTGAGCAGGTTTTAGAGCGTTATTTACGCATGATTTGAACCTGTTGAACTCTGCTGGTTTATTAACCCAAGGTAAAGGACATGGCTTTCCTGTGACTTGATAGTGCATGTATAAATCATTCTCATCTAATTTGAACTTTTTACATAAATCTGTAACTACTTTAACTGTCCTATTGAATGTATCAGGATGAATTGATCCATCTTTCTCAATGCACATTTCCACAGCAATTGTAGTTAAATTAGCATTTCCACCTTTGTAATACGATGCAGTAGCCTTGAATTTCTCAATTTTACACGAACGGTCATTAGCATGATAAGCAACCTTATCCAGTGGAAGGATTAAAATTGCTTCATCCTTATCAACAAAGATATGTGCTGAAGCATACCTATCTTTAAGGTTATTAAAATATTTCTGATGATTCTTTGCTGTTGCACCGGGATTAGCAGTGTAATGTAGAATGATTCCTTTTACAGACAACAATTTAAAATTAGGATGACTATACGGATTAACCTTTATAATGTCCTCTCTCCAATTAGCCATTACTTACCACCCCTTTATTTATCGACCAAGATTTGTTTAATTTCAGTTACATCTTTAGATAATGAAGAGAATGCCTTAGCTTGTTCTTCAATCACTTGCTGGTTTTTTGTAATTGTTTCTTGATATTGCGCTTCACGTTCTTTGTTGTTTCTCATAGTCGAAAACAATAGCCACACGAACAGAATTGCAAAACCGCCTTCTTTTATAAACATACTTAAAATTTGATCTTCCATTTTTGCACCCACTTTCTTAAGACAAAATAAAAAAGCCCTGAATTATCAGAGCTTTCACTTATTCATTCTTCAATTTTTTCGTTTCATCTAACAAGCTAGGTAATGCTTCATAATTCTCTGCAGTAATAGCATTCTGAATTTCTTTTAACTTCTCAAAGAATGTAACCTTATCAGGATAGAATTCTTGTAAGTTTGCCTGATAAAGCATCACTTGAGTGTGCCACCAATCTTTGTCATTTTTATCACTAGCTAACTGTCTTAATTTAATGTCTAATTGATCCCAATCATCAAATAAATAAACAATCTCAGCTTTATTTACTTTGTCAATTAGATCAGTTCCTTTATAAACATCCCAAGGCATACCTTGAATTGAAACAGTTCTTTCAGTTGGATGATTAACCTTTACAACTTCTTTTGGTTCACTTTCTACAGGAGTACTTTCCACTTCTTCTTTCTTCGTTTCAACCTTCTCAATTTTTTCAACTGGTTTCTTTTCTTGTACACTAGCTTCTTTATCACCTAGACTAAAAAGTACTCCACCAAGTATTGCTGCTCCAGCTACACCAGATATAATTAACTTTTTCAAAGTAATCCCGCCATTTCCTGATTATGTAAATATAGTATAATCCTTTTGGAAATGAATGCAATATTTTTTTAAACTTCTGATAAAACTTCTAACGTAGGTACAACTGGTATGACGGCTTTAACATCAATTCGAGATAAAATTAACTCTCCAAAAGCTACAGTATTAATTTGATTATCATTTAAGAGGTCATTAATCTGAATGGCATCAAAGGTTTCCACTTCTGCATTGTAGACATTTCCACTGTGTGTAATGATTCTTAATTCCATTAATAATTTCCATCTCCTCTACTTTGAATGAAGAACTGAGTTGTAATTTGAGCTGTAATTCTTCCTAGATCATTAGGAGTTATTTCAACTGAATGCCATCCACGAACAACTTTCCCACCACTATCCTGCTTTAGATAAGGAATTAAATTAATATTGTCACCTGAAGTAGATGTATGAGGTACTGTATTCCCATCAACTTTAATTGTAACTGCAGAAGATGTTCTATTTAATTTGTAAATCCCATGCTGTATTTCATGGGTGTGGTCTGGCAGGGTAAAGTCATGTGTATGATCAGGGATGGTGACATCATGAGAGTGATTAGGCGTACTGAAATTGTGCGTATGTGACGGAATTGAGACACTGTGCGTATGGTTCGGAATCGTTACACTATGATTGTGTGTTAATTCATCAGTGATTTCCAGTGCGTGAGTGTGTTCATCATACTCATGATTTGGCAAGTGAGTCGACGTATACATGTAAAATCCAGGACTTGCAGATGTACTTGTTGCTGTTGTACCTCCACCACTACTTGAGGTTTGTGAACTACCTCCACCTGATGCAGTAGAAGTGCTTACTCCTCCACCACTAGAGCTAGAGGCCGTGGTTCCTCCACACCTTTAGTTGTAGTTGAAGTTGCTCCCCCACCTTCTGTTGCTTTACCATATGTTCTAAATTCAGAAGTTTCAAAGCTTAAAAGCAGTTTATTTACCCTAACCATTTCTTCAGGTAAATAAAACCGAATTGTAGCCGGATTATTTTTATCAGCATTATCGTTATAATCATGTGAATCAATATTAGTTGCACCCTGAGCATAAAGATCATTAATTTGTTGTCTTCTTTGCATGTCTGATTGAGTAGCCCCTAAATCATCAGTTTTATTACCTACTTCTAACGAGATATCACCGGGATTACCTATCATATCGGACTTTGAATCTTTCATAATCCTAAGATCAACTGTTTTACCAACACTCGGTACAACTAATCGTACAATTCGACCCATTTTAAATTTATCAATGTCCTCACCAGTGATTGAAGAAAGGTCTGCTGCTGAAACATCCCATGAAACAATAATTTCACGCCATTTGTTCATAAGTGCGACAGCATTTGCTTTGAGTGTAGCAGCATCTTCAAACCGTTTATCTGCCCATATGTATTCCCTAACACCAAACTCAGCAATTGATGCTTTGTCCTCGACATAAGGGATGCCATTATTAACTGATTCAATTGTTAATTGATTATCCCCTTCACCATAACCTAAAGGGTAAATTCGATTGTATATACCCATAGGATCTTCAACAATTTGCAATCCCTTAAGATTTTTACCTTCCCTTATTTCACATGTCACTATATCTTCAGCTATCTCTAAATTTAATGTCCAAGGATAGCTTTTAGTATCCCAAGTCCATTGGTATTGAACGTCAAATGGTTGAGGTATGCTAAAAATAGCCGACAAAAGGTTGTCATTTTCCCATTTGTAAGAAAAATAACGGGTAATTTCAACTTTCCCTAACTTCCAATGCTGCTCTTTTTGTCTGTTCATTAAGTATTGAAGTGATTCCTTAGTAGGTAAATTATCAAGTTGATGGTATTTAAATAAGGAACTATCCAGTAAGGTTGCTAGTACATGTTCACATTCATATGTAATGTTATTATTGCTCTCATCCTTGCTTATGGTTTTAGGGATAATTCGAAAAAGGCCAATATATTCATCATTTGAATCATCAGTGATTTCCACATAATTCAATGGCTTACACTCTGCGTTTTTCTCATCATTTAAAGGCAAAGAAAAAGAGGCTTTCCATAATTCATTGAAAGACCTCTCATAACTTACTCCATATGCATTTTCTAAAATAGCTAAGGGTTTTAATTCCTGATTTAAAATTTTTATCATACAATCACCGTTCCTGAAATGAGTATCCAATCAGAAACAGCTCCATCAGAACCCACTGTCCTGAAAATCCTCTCAGGTGTTGCCCTTGAATTACGTGTGAGTTCTTGATAAACACCTGAATCAGTATCTTTTCCTGAAACAGTAATCCACCATCCTGCTAAACCTTTTCGACTTGATGGAAAGTCACTGAGTGCATCTGCTTCATTTGTGGCTGCATAATACAAACCGGGAACCCTTAAATCTTTAAGTGCAGTAACGCCTGTCGATGTTATTCTATGACACTTCCCATCATCTCTTGTAAGCTTAATATTCTGCGTTCTTTCAGCAGCATAACCTATAAATTTGTCTACTCCAACATTAGACGAAAAGGCAAATAATTTCTGTCTCCTTCGTCCTGTTGCATCGGTTACAACAACACAAAGCAAGGTTTTATATCCTGTATAAGGATCAGTGTAAAGGAATAGTCCTTCAGGTTCTCCAAAATCCTCTTCATATGAATTAGTACCACTTTTACCAACAGGATTCTGAAAAACATCAACTATTTGCTTTTTACTTACGTCAATTTGATACAATGTAAAATCATTAGCTACTTGACCAAATGTTAGATATAGATTATTCCCATCTAAACACATTCCCTGTATTACTTGGTTATTCATTGAAGAAGGGTAATCATACCGATAAAGAACATTTTCTATCCTTGCCTTTACATCTGATAACTTTCGTACTTCAACATAACTTACTGGACTTCCACTAGTGGTATTTGTGTGACGGAAAGCAATTAAACCGTTTTTAGAATCCGTAAAAGGACTCATGTAAATTTTTGAGTTTGGAAACTCAGTAAACTTTTCAACGCTACTGCTGTTTATGTTTATTTCTGTCCCACCACGATAAGGGTATCTTGTTAGATATTGAGTCACCTGATTCCCATTTGAATCAACCTTTAACATATTCGACCAAATGTACATTGTGCCCCCAACACGCTCTAATCCAATTGTTGTACCATGCCCACCAAATCTAACAGTCATACTATCCAAAAGATTTCCGTTTAGTGTTAATCGAGATATTACAAAAGACTCCTCTTTATCACCACTAAATGTGTAAGCTTGAGTTGCGTATATTTCATTGACATTTTCATCAACAGATATTGTTTGGTTAACAGTACCTATTCCTAAATTTAAGTCATATAAATAAACCTGTTGTGCATTAGCCATGTCAAATTCTTTTAGGCCATGGTGATTCATTTTACTACTCTCAAGATAACTAAAATTATCATTAAGTACTTGAGAATTAATTTCTCCACCTACAGCTTTTAATGACATAATTCCACCTCCAAAATAAAAGAGCTCACAACAAGTGAGCTCTTAACTGAATCAGTATATTGTTTTTATTGTTCATTCTGTATCAATTCAATAATTTGTTTCTCTAAGTCTTTAATAGCTTTGGACTTCACTATAATCCCTAAATTTATACCGATATTTGATGTTGTCACCAATCTAGTTGGGGAAGGTATTTCAATAATTTCTCCTACTGTACTCATTGTATAAACAGCTTTATTTATACCCAGGAATATTAGTCTTTCAGAACCAATGTTTACATTACCTTTTCTGTCCATGTAACCATTAGAGTTATGGATAAATACAGGAGAACCACTTGACCCAGGAGTTACTGCCATATCAATAACGCACTCTGGTCTTCCTTCGAAATCTACTCCGGGATGTGTCGCAGTAAAGCCCTTGCGGAATATTGGTAAATTATTTCTGACATCGGACAAACCATTAGGATATCCCACCATTAGAACGTCTTCTACAAACCTTAAATTCTCTAGAACTTCATCACTAGGAATATGACTCATATCAAGACTAGCTTTCTCGAAATCCATTTTATTATCTAATTGGAACTGGAGAATGGGAGTTATCTTTATAGCGCATAGATCTATATCAGGATCACTATGGTAAATTACTTGATTTTGAACATTTGTATAATTTATTTCATGTTTTTCAACAATTTTTTGTGACGAAGAAAAATAATCGTTTAATGAAAATACTAATTTAATACTTCGGACATTTTCCATAACATGTCTATTTGTAATTATTGTGGGTACATAAGTGTTAGCGCTAATATGGAAGTTAAAAAAGAAACCTGTTCCAGATGAATTATTGTCACAATGAATTTTTACAGTTGACTTTGATAATTGATCTAAAATATCCAAAATAATACCACCCTTTTAAAATGAATGGTAATATTTTGATACAGAAAAGTCAATAAAAGAACCCTATACTCTTTACTCTCTATAACCTTATTCCAAACTCAGGCAAGGGGAGAGGAGTAGTCTTCTTTTGTTATTCAATTATTATTTTCCCAAGAAAGACATATCTTATTTGAACTGCTTACTACGCTTTTTTGTCCAAGAACGAAGTTAAGCATCCTTATTTATACTAATATCAGTTTGTAGCTCATTAACAACAAGATTTACACTCGTACACGCCAAATTTACTACATTGCCGCCAGGAAATAATTCATCATCATGAAAGGGTGAATAAATTTCCAAGCTTGATTGAGTGAAAACTCCCTCTTCATGCAGTTTCTTAATTTCTTTATCAGTTAACCGTGTACGGTATAAAGCAAAATCTTTAATGTCAGTATTACTTGAGGTATATGTAGTGGTACCCCTTCCGCCAATTGTAATTTTATCAACAAAGACATTCGGGGAAGCTAATTCTACTTGAAACACTCCATCAATATAAACTCTAAGTTTTTTATCGAAATTGTTGAAAGTTAAGCCTAAACTATGCCATATTCCATCTGCTTTTGTTTTATTGCTGTCGAGGAATGTTTCTACTCCACTCTCATTGCTTCCTGTAAAATTAATCGCTAATCCTCCATGCGCTTGAAAATAAACCCGATTATTTGCATTAACTGATAATATAGTTCCTAAAGTGTTATCAACAGCTTGTCGACGAAATCTTAGAAAGATTGAAAATGTTGTGATGTCAGTAGTTGACATTGGTGTGTAATAAATGGGGGTACCTACAAAATAGGCCCCTATCCGTGCATACCTACGGGTGTTGGGAGATTTCAAGTCAGTAACCTGATTATACCTCACCTTATCAAATAGCGTTGGTGGAATTGCATTACTTAATTCAAGGTGAGTTGCATCGTTATAATGCACCGAGTCAATTAGCATACCAGAAATGACTCTTTTACTAAGATTATCAGTAATCCCTGTCCATCCAACTGTCATTACTCCCATAGCCTTTATTTCCTCAGTCAATTTCAATGCTAGAGAATAAACAAAATCATTATATTGAGTTGTCAACGCTTGAGTAAAAACGATAGGTACAATCCCGTTTTGTCTCGCCATATTAATTAGTTTTATATAATTATCCCGGAATTGCTTATATAGTGCTAGATTCTCTACAGTTGTTTTTGCTGAGGTTATCCCTTCGTTACCAATAGTGAATGCCAATGTTATAAAATCAGGTTTAGCAGGAACCACATCTTTAAAAAAACGGTCTATTCCTAATTGAGTGGTATCCGAACCTTTGCCTCGATTTATAACATCGAATCCTAAAGCGCCTAACTTTATTTTTAAACGCTCTACATAAGAGTTTAATATATCCGTAGGTCCGTATCCGGAAGTTGTAGATGAACCGTAAAACACAATTCTCTTCCTGTAACTCTTCGGTGCAACTAATGCGGTATAACCTTCATTGTCTAAAGTTACAATTGTTTGTTCTTTCGTTGTAGTCCATCGTTGGCCAGTAGTGGTTGAAACAGTTTCTTTCTTCGCAGTTTCCGCCAAAAGCGAATCAACACCATTTAATCTTGCATTAAGATTCACTGCTGTTCCACGTGCTTGAACTACTTCGGGATTGTTTGAACCAGCTTCAGCAACCACTCTATCAAACTCGTCCTTTACTCCATTGGCAGTTGTTTTAGCTTCGCCTGATTGAGTCAAAGCTGTATTTGATTTACTTAAAGCAGAGGTAGCATTTGTCTCTGCTGTACTTGCTTTATTTAATGCTTCATTTGCATTGTCTATTGATGCGTTTATTTTAGGATAAGCTGTAACCAAATTATCCTTTTCAATTAATTTTGGTGCATCTGCCATGTTCACACCTCACTTAAATAAATTTATGCTTCCATTTGTAACTCACTGTACAAGAAGGAGTTCCAGAGCATTCAAATAACAAAGAATTGTCACCTGATTGCAGTAGGAAATCCTCTATTCCTTCAACGTCTGTGAGTTTGTTTTTATCGTTAATTTTCACTGTAAATTTACCAGTATCAACCTTCATTTTTTGATTCTTAATTGTAGGAAGATACAAAGTTTTACCAGTGGTTTGATTTATGATTCTTGGGAAAACTACACTTCCACTAACTTCAACAATGAAGGATGTATCATAGAATGAGTGATTATGTATTCCGCTCAAATGCTTAGTATATGTCCATTTAAAGGAAGAAGGATTTTCGTAATAATTTCCATGAAAAGGTTCCAAGAAGGAAATCGGGTCGCTAAATGTATACATGTCGGAACTTAAGAAAATTTCATTAGGATCATAGGCATAATAGTATCCTGAATCATATCTAGTATTAGTTACAATCCCTTCTTGCTTATAAGTGAAATCTGCATAAGCATAAGGATCGTAAGCTGTTAATGGTAATTCAAATCGACCTATTCTAAACAATCTCTCTGGACTTATTTGCCCTGAAAATCGGACATAATAAAATATTTCAGGCTCATAATCAAAAGTTAATTTAAATGTTCTGGTTTTCCCTTTTGAATCAAATAAAAAAGAAACGAATGTACGAATCCGTTTCTGTAAGGCACTTTTATTTTCTTCGACAAAAGCCAATGGGAAGCTAAATGAACGGACATCTAACTCAGAACCAAAATCCCATGCTCCATCCTTCCCTGGAATAACTAAGGTTTTATCACGAGTTGCAGGAGTAGCATGCTCATGACCAGTTAGTAACCTTAAACCAAAATGATCTAATTTATATCCGTCTAACGTTATCATGGCATTACCACCCCTTTACTACGTGCTGCCATTCTAGAGTAATTGTAAAATTCTTTAGCTATTTTCTTAATGTCTGCTTCTTCACGAACATTAAAGATAGCTCCTTCAAGTAACCTCTCAAAGTTGAAAGTATTTCCACCATTCGGATCTGTTCCATTCATTGTACTAACCCTATTTTCATCAGGAATACTTACACTTCTTGTAGTAAGCTTAGCACCCATTTCAATGTCAGAAACAGAAGGAATACTTGATTTAGCTAAATTCATTGCTGATTTTTCAACCGAGCCTGAATTATCGTCAATACCTTCTGCCAAGCCTAATGGAATCCACTTACCTACTTGATCACGAATCAATCTTGAAGGTGAATGAATACCCAAGAAACTCTTTAATCCATCTGGAATTAGATTTGCTATTGAAGCAACTCTGTCTGCTACAGCACCAGCCATTGAACCGATACCGTTAATCAATCCTTGAATGATGTCTTTACCAATTTGAAGTAGGTCAATATTTTCAAAGAAAGATTCAATATTGTGCCAAATGTCCTCAGCAATACCCTTTATAGCATCCCAAGCACCACGCCAATCCCCTTGTAGAAGTGACATTGCTGCATCAATAAGTCCAAGAATTATATCTAAACCTGTATTGATTATTGTCTTTATTAAGTTCCAAGCAATTTTTACAATTCCCTGAATGATAGGCCACACAATTTGGAAAATACCTTTGATAAATTCCATACCCTGTTGAATCTGTTGCTTTACAGCAGTCATATAAGTGTTAACAATCTCCATAATTTGAGCACCATTTTCAGCCCAAAATTGTTGGAATTTGCCAAAGATTTGTTGAGCAAATGCAACAATGGCATTCCAGATTGGTAATAGTACGCTATTCAGAATGAAATTCCATGCTGTTTGTGTAGCTGATTTTATCATTTCCCATGCAGTAATTAACCCATTTCTGAACCATTCACACCTAGTCCAAAGCAAGTAAAACCCTGCAGCTAATAAAGCTATTACCCCTGCCACTAAAAGAACAGTTCCAAAAACTGACATAAAACCAGTTACCAAAGGCATTACTAATGGTGCTAGTGCTGCCCATGCTGCCGCAAGTCCTCCGAACAGTCCAATACCAATTGCAAGAGGAGATAAAATGAGGATTAGTGCAGGAATCAACATTAAGAAACCTTGTATTAGTTTTGCTAACATTGGATGGGCTTCATTAAATTTAATAATTAAGTTTGCTACAGCAGTTATGAAATCATACACTTTAGACATTACTGCAGCGAACACCTCAACCATTGGCTGAAACGCTTCACGCAAGCTAGATAACATGCCTTCAAATGATTCTGTGTAACCGGGAACTGATTTAGCACCTTCATGTAAAGCACCATAAAAAATTGCTGCCCCAACTGCCGCAACTAAAGCTAAAGACTGAAAACGTAATAAACCCCCATTAATCAATCTCATATGCTCTTGAAGATCCTTCATGTTTGCACCAGTGCCTAGTTGTTTCAATGCTAAATAAGCTGGTGTACCCTTTTTAGCAATTCCATCTAAACCAGCAGAAATTTTCAAAAGACCATTATTCACTCTGTATAGAGGATTATTCATCCTGTCAAAGTTAGCAGCAATTTTATCACTCTGACTACTTCGTGCCATCATTGCCCCAATGCCTTCAATAAAACTCTGCTTCATGAAGTCATTACTTTTGATCATTTCATCATTAATTTTCTTTTGACGTTTACCCATTTCACCAATAGCACTCATAAAATCATCTGTGCTACCCTTGTATGTACTCATACCTTGTGCCATTTTAAAATATCCGTACTCAACCTCTATCAAGTCTTTCTTGAAAGGATCAAGTACGGATTTTGCACTGGTATATGCAGTTTTCATTTCATTTGACATCATGCCCCACTTATCAGAAAAACCTTGAACATTATCGCCCATTTCTTTAGCCATTCCTGATACTGTTGAACCCATGCCTTGCACTGTTTTTTCTGCTTCTTTTGCACCTTGTTCTAAACCACTTGTATCAATTCCAATTTCTACAAGTAAATCTGCTATTGTTTGAGCAGCCAATTAATCCACCCCCATTTCCTTCGACAGTTCATCTAGGACACGTTTACTTTCAAGAGGAGTAGTTTTAACCTTTTCTTTCTTGTCAGGATTATAGAAATCAGTTGGTTTCAATGCCTTCTTAACATGAGGTGCAGTTAGCCAACTCGCAAGGACTGAACATTCCCTCATTCTTAATTCATGCATACCTTTAATTTCATTAATCCTTCTTTCTTCTCGCCACTTCCAGCCGTCATATAAATCAAGAAATTCAGAAGGCGTTAATTCCCATAACTCCTTATGACTTAGATTGAGAGCACCAAAACCAATTTCTTTAATGAAATCCCAATCTAAGCCAATATTTAGTTTTTTGGGTCGTCACCTTTAGCTTTCTTACTTAACAGTTTCATTGCTTTGGATTCTATTAGAGCTTCAAGTGTAGTTTGTTGAACTGTAGTAAAATCAAACTCTTCATTTTCCTCCATTTCTTTTTCAAGCAATTGACCAACATGATGTACCTTTAGTTGCGGATTATTCCAGAGCATACCTGCCCAAAGAATAGTACGAATAAGGTTAAAACCCATTCTCTCTTCATTGATAATTGTCCAGATTCCCTTGTCGTAATATGCTTCAAGGTCTGAAATTGCGTTAAATCCATATTTTAAAATGTGATCTTCACCATTAATCTTCACTTTTTTATACGTTGCCATATCTGACATACTAATAGCCTCCCAAATTCAAATAAAAAGAGCCCAAAATTGGACTCTTAATTTACCATTTAACAATAAAACTTCATTATTCTACTGGTATTTGCAATTGACCCATTCATTAGAGTATTGTGGGTGTTGGCGATATCCTTTTATATTATAGTATATTTCCCCTTTTTTCTTTCCGACTTCATAAATCTCATGAAATTCGCCGCTAGGAAATACATAAATATCATCTTTTGTAACATCTTCAGGTAATTTCCTCATAATAGTATGCGATAACCCAGCATCTATTTCTACCTGGTCATTACAATGTATACAACACCATTGGTCTATTTCCTTTTTGGATAAGTCCTTATTACACGTATTGCAATAATATTCTTCCTTTCCAAAAATGTTAGTACTCATATACCTTGTCATTCTATCCCCCCTCTGAAAAAATTATATCTTCAAAGGAAGGTAAAATAAACCATTTTTGGTTTGTTTTTTAAGGATTAGACTGATTCAATTTTTCCTGTTACACGCAATGTTGCGCTGTAAGTTGATTCACCATCATACGGAGCATCAGTTTCCATTGAGGTAATGATGCAATTTGCCATTTCAGTTGGCTGACCATCCTCTTGAAGACGGGCTTTAATTTTTTCTTTATTACGGAAAGCTGTTTTCAGTGCTGTGTAACCAGTAGCTGTAGGGACATATAGACCATCACATGTAATTTCAGCACTGTAAAGACCTGCTTCAAATTCTTGAGCACCTTCTGAATCTTCTGTAGTAAGATCTAATTCCTCAACACTTTCTGATAAATTCGCATTCCTTTGACCTCCTACTGGAGTCCAAACTGGTGCTACATCAGTGCCTGTGTTTACTTCCAATAAAATTTTTACGTTTTTAGCCATTCATTATCACTCCTATTGCAATATTTTAAATCTAAATCGAATAATCCCATGCTTAGAAATTCCATCAGGATCATCTAGGACTTGCATAAAATCAAGATTAGTAATCTCAACAGAAAAACCACCATCAAGAGATAGTGGGTCAGTCATTGCTTCCAATATTAAACTCATAATTTCCTTAACTTCTTTTTTACCGTCATACTCAGACCAAACATGAAGTGTATGTGTTATTTCCTCACCAAATTCTAATTTCGTTGACCAGTCATTAACTGTATCTTCACCTAATGCTATGTATGGACATGGCTGATTTTTCGGAACTGAATCAAAGACACCAGTAACTTTAGCTTTAATTGCAGAATCATTATTCAATCTTTCAAAAATGCTATCTTGCAATGGAAATAAGGATGTTTTTCTTTTACTCATTTCACATCACCTAAAATGTCAGCAATTTTCCTTAAGTATTCTGGTTTTTCTTCTTCAAAACTTGGAAATAAGAAAGGTTGTGCCGGTGTATTCTTAGTACCATGTTCAACGTGTGGTGCATATTTAACATCACTACCTAAAGTACCAATCTTTGCATTAGTTCCTTCAGAATTTAATTGAACAACAATATTCCTTTTCAAATGCCCACTGTCCACTGGTGCTCTTTGTTTTGCTGATACCTGTATCTTCAAAGCCGTTTCTTTGACAACTTCGCTTAACGCATCCTCTTTTTCAGTTGTATAATCCTGAATGTTTTTAACTAAGTCATTCAAACCTTGAATATTCATTTTAAGTTTCATTTACTCACCACTTTCACACATCAATACCAAAATTTCATTAAGTCCACCTTGATCAATAGGAGGATGAAAAGTTAAAACTTTCCTACCGTATTTAATCCTAAGATTTGAATTAATCGTTTCATCATACTCCATGAAGACTTTATGTGTAATTTTGGATTGGTTTTGTTGAGCAAAATAAAGAGTATTACCAGAGATAGGTTGAACAAAAGCATCAACTGTTTTGACTGTTACCCAATTTAGAACATTCCCACCAGCACCATCAGGAACTTTAGATTGTTTTTCAAATGTTATCGTATGTGGAAACTCAATCATAACAATCGAATCCTTGAATAAGGTTGAAGCAAAGTAAGGATGGAAGGTGGAAAGTCAGTTGTATAGGAATAAGAAACTTCACCAAATGAACGTGAGGAAATACCGGATTTATTCATGTTAAATTCAATCATTTTGACTAGAGCAATTTTTGCTCCGCCTTTGAATACAACTTGCCCATACTCGTCTATAAAACTGTTATTGCAGTAATCTTGTATGTACTCAACAAATAACGGAATAATTGTATCAAGGTAAACATCATGCTTAGTTGTAGTAATTCCTAATAAATCCTTAGCTTCTGAAATAGTTAATACATCAGCCAATTAAATCACCCCTTCTGGGATGGTTTATCAGATTTTTTAGGCTTATCTTTCTTAGTTACCTGTTCAGTTTTAACTTCATCTTTCTTATGCCTTCTGCGTAATAACATTAAAATACCCCCTAAGAAAAACGAAAAGAGAGGTTAATAATAACCCCTCTAATCATTCTTTAATTACTTATTTACAGTCAATTTAACAACTTTGCTATCATCAGCAAGAACAGCAGTGTAATGCTCATCTGCAGAAATAACAGTTGTCTTTGCAAGAATGTCACGATCAGTTTCAACTTGTACATCACGCTTGAGGTAAATGTCCAATGCACCAGCTTTAACAATGAAGTTAGTGTAAGTAGTAGCACCTGCAGGAACTTTACTTGAAGCAACAACCTGGCATCCAGCAAGTTCACCGATAACACCAGTCATGTAAGCATTAGGGACGTTCGCAATGAATTGTGGATCTTTACGCAATGTTCCTTTTTGAAGTGGGTGAACGAAAAGGATCTTAGCTTCATCGTCTTCTTCTGCAAATTTATCAACAGCATCAACAACGTTATTGTAAGAAATAACACTTGCAGCAGTATGAGTTAGTGTAGCATTTCCAAGAGCAGTAACAGCATCATTGTCCACTTTAGCCGCAATAGATTTTAGAAGTTGACCATTTGCTTCACCTACAGGATCACCATATCCAGAAAGAACGGATTCATCAGTAATTTCAACTGCTTTACCAGCCTTCTTAACAGTAGCTTGAGTGCTAGAAGCAGTTAGTACAGTTGTACCCATTGCTACACCTTCTGCCACATCTTCAGCATCTCCAATGTAAGCATATTTAGGAACAGTAATTGTATTTCCCGGTTGTCCTTCAAGAGTAGTATCAATTCTTGCAAGTGGTGCGAATTTAATTTTCTTTGGAAGTTCTGCAGAAATCATATCTGCCATTACCTGTGGATTAATAAGGTTTGCTACTTTAGTTTGTGCCATAATTTTTCAATCTCCTTTTAATATGTTAGTTTTTTGTTAGTTTTTCATATAATTCAGGGTTGTCTTGTTGAAGTTTAACCCTTTCTAAATAACCCATTTTTTGAAACTGTTCTTTTGTGATACCTTGTGGATCTTGACCACCAGCAGGAGGCGTATAAGAACCTTTTAGTCTTTCATCGACTTGTAACTTAACAAATGCCTGCATAGCTTCTTCAAATAAATCTAAATTAGAAACAGTCGATTCCTCATCTTGACCAATAAAGAAATCAAGAATTTGACTAGGAATTTTCTTTTCATTTGCAATGGTAAGGGCTTTATTTTTCAATGACTCCCTAACTTTCTCTGATTCCATCCGTTTGAACATATCTTCAAGTTCCCTGATTCTCTTTTGCTCAGGAGTTTCAGACGGATTACGTTTAGCTAGTTCATCACTAATGATCTTTTCAAGGTTATTTGTTTTCCAAGTCTCAAGTGACTTACTGAAAAACTTATCCTTTTGCGAATCAAACCATTTCTTACCTTCTTCATTTTCACCAACAAACTTAGACACCTCATCAACGCCAAATTGCTTAAAGCCCTGAAGATATGCTTTCACCTCATCATTGATTTCTTTGTTAGCTTCAATAAAATCTTTAATTTCTTTAAATTCCATTTTGTTTTTCCTCCTGTGCCCTTCTAACACCAATCAGCCCTAGAAGTGCAAGATTATTTTTAAAATAAAAAACACCTACAAAATAGGTGCTTAGTTAAATCCTTTATCTTTCATCCATTGGCTATAGTTCGAGTAGTCAATAATCGGTTTAACCCCATCTTCATTTTTGATGTTTTCCCTTTTAACTCTAGGTTTCCATCCATCTACAATGGGAATAATGTCAGACCTGCATTGTACATGTGTTTCTTCTGGAATCTTAGGGTGCTCACCAAATTTATAAAACTGCCCATCATGCTCTCGACAAAAATGACTAGTTTTCTTGTCCAAAGTCGCATCGAACATTACTTCCTTAACTCCTGCTTGTTCATACACTTGATCTTGAGCTTGCCTTGATACCCTAGCTACCTCATTGTTTATTAATCGCCTGGACTCATAAGCAGATACATTGAATGTACGTTGAACCTCTTTAGCCAATTTTCTAGGATCAGTCCCATTTATCATTGCTTGTTCAAAACTGTACCTGACTTGTTTAACTAATTTAGCTTTGTTTTTCCATATCCTATCTGAAAACATATCTTCATGAATTGGAGTATTAACAATTGCACGTAATTCGTTTGCTTTTAGTGGATTTAGTTTAATTGCTTCATCCAATCCTGCTTCTAACAAGAAACCAGTACGATAATATGATTCAGTTGCAGACTGATTTAGAATCTTACTTGTTACCTCAATATCTTTTTTACCAATTACATTGGCTTGTTCCCTTAATGTCTTATCAAGTTGCTTAATCAATTTTCCTCTTTGTTTCAAAGGAACGTTTAATTTCCCATCAACCATATAAGGCATTAATAAGGCAGCAATATCCTTTTGTACTGTATTTAAAGAGGATTTAAACACTTGTAACAGGCCAGTAATATTACCCGTTACCAGTTGTTCAAGTAGTGTTTTAATTAACAGTAGATATTTAAGCAACTGGATCATCTACCTTGATTGCATCTAAGTCTTCTTCATTCCCCATCATGTCTTCACGTTCCTTTAAGAATTTCTTATATTCCATTTGCGGATTCTCAACAAACGGGAACAATGAATAAAGAGTTGTCAGAGCAAAACCATCTTTCAATTTAGAGAAAGCATCTGCCAACATAAGAATGTCAGTAGGTACATTCATTGTAAATTTCTGCTTAATAAAGCGATAATCATAAACAATACCATCACTTACATTAAGGAAATAAAAATAATCTTTAAGCCTTGATTTAATACATTGTTCAAGCATGGTATGTATTGTTGCACACTTATTAGTTAGTGTAATCAAACGTCCTTGTAAGGCTGAACCACTTGTATTACTCTGCATTTTTTCATTTGTATCTATTTGGGATGCTTGTTTATAGATATTTTCCTTAATTTCCTTCAATGTGCTATTTGCGAATTGATCAGGTAGATTTTTAATTATATAGTCTACATCTGAACCTGTATTTAATTGAATAACGCCTTGTTTAATCATTAAAGCAACGTCATCTTCACCTTCAAACTTAGTACCAACCAGTTTAAGTAAAGCCATACGGAAATCAGATAGTTCATTGACCATATTGCTAAGTGTTTCATTATAGGAATCAATCAGTGGTTTTAAATCATCCAACATACTAATACGTTCCAGATTAGCTTCAACAACTTTAACTGGTACAGTTAAGAAAGCATGTTCACTATGACCAAGATTTTTTAGTTTATCTCCTTCTTCAACCTCATAGTGCTGGACTATTTTATTAGGTAAATAAACATCAACCTTTTCCTTGTCTGAAAATTGATTTTCCTTATAAAAGTGCATAGCTAATTGAACAGTTTTATCAACATCATTACCTTCTAAAACAAAGGTGTTGAGTGGTGTTAATACCCCTGCACTAAATACACCATCTTTTAAATACCTTAGTTCATACGCATGACCAAATGTACTAGCTTTAAGCATTAACTTGTGATTATGTACTTTTTCCCATGTAGAGAAATCAGTATCAATACGGTCAATGTATTTACCATTACCAGTTTTATCAATGTAGTTTACTGGATTATTCAAACTGTAAGCTAATTCATCATGTAGGAATTTCTTAAACCAGTTCACAACAATTTTCATATTTGCTCTGCTCTCGGAGAACTTATAGTTCTTTAAGATATCATGTTTTCCTTCATAATAATTCTTATAGACTTGATATTTTGCCTGTTGTTCCCTAAATGCTTTAAGACATTGTTCTAATAAGTCTTGTGTAGCCAATTTCCCACCCCCTATACTCCAATCTTGTTACGGTCAAATAACTTCATTGGCTGCATTACTTCAATTTCATCAATTAACCTATCAAATTCAGCAGTTACGTCGGGTGCATCATCATGTAATGAATACTTATCCCCTTCATAAGCCATTATTTGATCAGTAAATTCCTTATCTTCTTCAGCAAACACAAAAAAGCCACTATCCACTTTACCTGATATGGCACGTATCTTAGCTTCTTTATTCTTATTTTGTCGCTCATTAAGGATGTCTATATTACGTCTGGATAATTCCCTGTCCTCAGAAATTCTGTTTCTAATTTCCCTTGCATCAGCACCGTTGAAGGTGTTTTTCTCAATCCAGATAGCCTTAATATCAGGAAATTCCTTTAGTAACTTAATTACATTATCAATATACTGGTCAAAATCTAGCCGTTTAACAATACCCTTACGTATCCATCTAAAGTTATTTGCACTTTTAGAACCAACTAACAATGCAGTGAAGTCATTATTAGCCTTAGTTTCAACAGCAGGATCACAACAAAGGATAGTATTAACAAAATTGTCTTTTTCAGCTTCAATATCTGCTCTAGGAACAGTTGTAATTTGATGAAATGCTTTTTCACCAATCTTAGATGCATCATTCATCATTTCCTGCTTAAATGCAGTAGGATTGGAGTAATAATCTAATGCCAAGTCGAGACAGTCATATTTATCTTCCCATAGTACAGGGTATTTCATTTCCTGTTCATGCTGATAATAAAATTCTTTCCCGTTATCTTGAGCATGAGAATCTTTAGAGTTGAAATAGATCGTTTTAAATTCAGCCCATAAGCCTGTATTAAACATTTCATCTATATCATCAACTAAGATTGCCTTTTCAACTATGTGTTTGTATGAGCTATCCTTTAACAGTCGTGATATGAAGCAATCCCTATGTAAGATTGTACCTAAGACAATAAATTTTGTAGCCATTTTAACCTTTTTACCTTGACGAATAACCGCCTTATCACCAGCATAAACACTATCTTGCTGCCATGTATCGTATTTCTTATCCCTTGCCTCTTGGGTTATTACGTCTGCTTTAGACTGGTAATCATCTGCAATGATCAATGATGGACGTGTACCATTATACTTTTTACCACGCATAGAAGATGAAGATGAAATGGCCTGTATTTTAGTACCATTGGATAATTCCAATTCCAGCTTATTGACTGTAAATTTACGTGTATCAATTAACTCACCAAACGTATGTATAATATAAATACTTTCTTCAAATGCCCGTTTTGTTTCACGTATGAATTCAATGGAATCCTGTTCAGTTTTACCTGCTACAAGTGTATAGATGGATAGTTTATAACAGTGTGCCCATACAGATAATGCAAAGTCGCATACAGTTGTTTTAGCAGCTCCCCTTGGCATGATTAATTCAAGTTTGTCAAAGGCATCATCTATAAACATTGACTGCAGATTATCCCATATTTTAAAATGAATTGGAGCCAGTTTACGTGCTTGATTCGTTTCTTTAGGAACAAAAGTATCCTGTAAGTAATATTGGCAGAAGAATTCAAATGACCGTTTACCTAATGAATAAGCAAGGCTATTTTGACCAAATAAATCATCCTTATATTGTTTCATTAAATGATTAACACGTTGAATAGCTTTATCTTTAGTTAGACCATTTTTAACGAAATCTTTGAAGAGATATTTACGTAATAAGTTACGATTCGATTCAGTATTGATAAGTTCAATAGTAGCTTGGTTTATAGTGACCACCTCCAAACTTTAAAAAAATATTATAAAAAATTATGTAGGTTCCCTAGCCCACTTTTCCATTTTCCAAAATTAGAAGTACCCCTACCCTTAATTTTCAATGGTTATCGGCTTGAATTTCCCATAAACAACTAATGTATAATGGTGTATAGATAATTCATGTTCGACAAAATTAGACTACCGAAAAGATTTATTATGTAAACCATATAAACTAAAGAAACGTTGATATATCAGCATTCTTCAACTACCCACATTCAGTATTGTTATACAATTCTTATACATATCTAACAAACGTTGATTTAACAGCATTGTTCTTTCCTTTGTTCTCTGGATTGAACAGGGAATAATGCATAAAATACACCATAAAATAAACGTTTTATTCCCCTTCTTCTAACTCCTTAGCCCACTGTTCCTGCTCAGCTTCTAGAATATCCTCATCAACCTGTTTAATATTAGTTACCTCAGTGCTTATTGTATGGCTATTCGTTAGCTTTCCCAGTGATCTCTCAATAAAGAACTCATAACCCTTAGCCCTTACCATGTCATTATTAGACTGTTCAAGCAGCTTCCAGTAACCATTCACAGCATCAGTTAATTTTGACTCAACTAATCCTTTACCAAAAGTTTTAAAGTCTTGTTTGAGCCTGTCAACTTCTGCAATAAATTTAGCCTGTTTCATATAATGGTATAATGTTGTCCTACTTATTCCTACCCTCTTTGCAATCTCTTGTTTCTCAAGCGTTCCCTGTGCTAATAATTGAGCAGCAGCTTGTTGTTGATTATTCAAAGTATCATCAAGCACCCTCTATTTCACCCCTTACACACTGACATTAAAATAGTTTAATTTCACCTTAATCCTCTTGCTTTTAGTGCCACTTTTATTCCTTTAGCAATCTTCTCAATATCAACTTCATCTTTAACTTCAAATGTTCCCATGTCATTTATAATTGCCTTGGCTAAACTTTGAGTTTCCTCAGTTTTAGTAATCCTTTCTTTAAGAGTTGATCCAATTACCTTTAAATTTTTCTTATTCTTATATTGTTTATACTTAGCTATTCCATATTTATAGGCCATTAATAAAACAATCTCTGCAACAATCAATGCGGAAAATAATTGGAATACAGTCAATATTTACACCCCTTTTCTCGAACCATTTTATTTACATATTTGGTAAGATAAACATAACTTTAAACGTCTATGTGGTACCTAAGATTTGTTTATAAAAAAAGCCACTTAAAAAAGTGACTTTTCGCTGATTTTTAAGGAGTACTTATGAAGCATATAAAAAAAATACTTAAGATAATGAGTCAATTCATTTATGTAGTTGTTATTACTTTTCTTCTAGAACCACTTATGCAGGTTATAAAAAAAATACTTAAAATAATAATTAAGACAATAATTAAACACAGATATGTAGTCGTTATAATACATGCTCTTCTACCTCTAATCCCGGATAACATTTATACTAGGTTCGCTATTTTCACTGCCATTTGCAGCTTGTTTTTAATCCCAAGTTTTTTTGTCCACCTGTTCCCGGATACTCCCTTAACATTAATATTATTAAGTAGAATCATATTTGTATTTACCTTTATTCTCGTTTTTACAGGGGGTTTAACATCTGCTGTTGAACACTTAATCAAAGCTACTGGCAACGAAGTAATTGAGGAATATATAGTTTTTATATTATTATTCTTTGTAATTACTTTATTTATTCTTTTTATGCTCGATTATTTTTTAAGATTAGTAAAAAGTATGTCAGAATTAAAAAACCCAAAAAATACTCGCGAGAAAGTTTTATCACTTATAAAATTATTCGCTCGTCTTATATTATCACTTATCATTCCAATTTTTGTTTTTGGTATATGTTATTCATTAATCTTGGCAACATTATATAACATTGTACTCAATTTTTGGGAAGCAGCCTATTTGAGTTTTGTTATAAATTATACATTACCTGTTAATGGAGAAATAATGGAAATTTTCAACAAAATTGATACAAGCAGGTCTTTAAGAATATTAGAGGTTGTTCAACTTATATTAAGTAAGATACTTGATCTTACCGTAATCGCAATAATTATTAACTACATTAATGATTTAGTAAATGATATTCGAGTAAAAAATAAGGGTTAATAATCTAAAGAATGAAGCCCATATTTTTAGGGCTTCTTCTTATATTACAAAAACACAATTTAAAAATGAATTTAAAAAAACCCTAAACTATTTACTTATTAAAAATACATACATTTCTTCAATTCATCGGTTGCTGTTATAAAATAACAATCTCTGCAGCAACAAATGTAACGATAAATTGTAAATCAGTCATAATAACACTCTCCCAACAATGTAGATTGGTTAAATAAAAAAGACACCCAATAATGAGTGCCCCAAGGTAAAATCTTATTCAAGTATAAATTCAATTGACACTAAGTCCTTACCTTCTTTTCTAATTTGCTCTCCAGTTGTGTTTTCTGTCAAAACGATTGGAGAATTTCTTCTTTTTATTTCTTCTAAAGCAGCAAACATTTCGTTTGCGGTTTGTCTTGGATCTACACCATTAAAACTGTTATTAGTAATGGTTTCACCATTATTAAAGTGGTATTTCATTTTCATAATATGTATCCCTCCCTTCTGCCTATTACATTCGGCATGTTTAAAGGGAATTCCTGTAAAAGTTAATTATTTAAATGAAACATAATAATGTGGCTGATTTACTTCTAAATCCTTATCTTTTTGAACAATAAGCCTTATTTTATGTTCGTCCATGAGGGAATTAACGGATTTCAACACTTGGATGTTCCCAATGTTAATTTCAGATGATATTTGTAGTACTGTTAGAGGCAATTTTACTTTTTCTAAATAAGCTAAAACCTTTTTCTTGTCACTTTCCAATTGTTCAAGCTTTCTTTTTTCTTCTAACTGATCTGCAATTTCTTGAAGGCTTGTTGATTTTTTTGTTTTCATTTACCTTACCTCCCAAGAATAATGATACTACAAACAAACGTTCCTTGGAAGGATTATACAATATTCAAACCGAGATTTACTTCACCCTTTTAACAGTAAAAACTCTTGATCTATTGTTTGAAAAATGATAAGAGTGATTCTCATTTCTATGTATGTATGATTCCGTCTTATTTATAACTTTAAATTTCATATCACTAGTATCGTTAAAATATGACACATCTTCACACAAGACAACAACATTAGAGAATGATAATAAACTACTAATTTCTCTTGAAGTGTATATTTCACCTAATACTAAGTCTTTCTTGATTTCATCCTCAAAATAAGCCATCTCCTCATCTCCTTAGCACGAATAACAATTATATTCAATGAAAGGATTAAAAATCCTCTACAAAAAGTAAAAAGACTTTCACATTTATTAGTAAAAGTCTTTTTAGAATCTTATATAAGCTAGTAGTTTACCATTATCATTTAATTGCAGAATCTTAAAATCATTCTTCAAATAGAAATCGTTTAAAAAGGGATTATCATCATACTCTACACAGACTATACGTAAGCCTGACAAATCATAAATTAATTTACAGTTTTCTAACGCAAATTGTAAAATAATATCTCCAGGTACTAACCCCTTATAACTGTCAGATCTACCTAACTGAGCAATAAGAATTGAATTAAATACAGTGGCTTTTTTATTCTCAGTTAACCTTTTTCTTAATCCTTGAGAAACGCCTTCGATAATATCAAAAGGCTTAACTAATATTGTAAAATAACCAACAATTTCATTATCATTTTCATCATCTACTACTAAAAAAGTCCTAGTTAACGACCTTTTTTCATTTGGAATGGCATTATTCTTCAGAAAGTTTTCCACATCTTCATTATTTTTGGTTGAAAAAGATGACAGATACTCAGTTACTTCCTCATCTTGTTTGCTTATTTCAATTAAACTTTGTAAGCTGGTTATTTGCATTTTCTTCTAGAATTTAAAATGCGTTGTGCATTTGCCAATCTTTCTGTTTCGCTAACTTTCAAATCGTTAAAAACTCCAGATTCTTTAATTTTTGTCCGTGGTGATGAAATAATTTTTCTAATTGCATCTTCATTTAATGTGAATGTGTCATAAATAGTAGCTGTTGCCATATCTCGATTCTCCTTTTCACCCACAAACATCACCCCTTAAGTTAATGTTAAACAGGATTAGCGTGTGAGTATATAAAAAAATTATACCAAAAAGTTGCAAATTATCAAGGTTGAGTAGGATTTTTCCGTACTAATTGTCATATTATAAGGGTATAAAGTAACAGTTCGACTAAAAACCTGATATTCCTTTAAGGCTTTCCTAATTTTTCACAAATCCTGTTGAAATGTTTTTACCACTAAATGACGTAGCTGAAACAAACGAGACTTGGTTCAGGCGTGTTTCAGTTATTTATCTCTGACTTTTTACAAATCAAACTTTTCTAGAATTCTTACTACTTTTTGAAGCGAGTAATTATTATTGTATGGGATATTACACGATTCTAGAGCAAGAAACTTAATTACACCAACAACTTCTTTAACAATCCATCCCTCACTTGCAGTAATCACTGAAATATCTTTTGGTTTAAAATGTGCAAAATCATTTCTATATGAAACCATTCGATTTATGGCTTCTTGCTGCAGGTCAGTAATTTTAAGAGTTTTACTACTCAATTTTTGCTTCATAATAGACTCATCTTGGCATTTCTCTAATATTTCGTGGATGCTTAATAATTGACTGAGATTGTATTCAACAGTTCTGTCTAAAATTTTTTCATTACCTTCAAGATCAAACCTCAAATCATTTCTATAGAAATCAATAATTTCTTTTCTCTTTTGTTCAAATCTCTTTGTTCCTAATCTCATCTCAAGTACTCTCTCAGGTACAATACCTTTTACAGCACATACACCAAACCCGTATAAAGCACCATGTAGTGAAATCATTAACCATTTGAACCAATACTTATCATCTCTGTTGTTAAAGTAATATGCTGCTTTATCTAAGTAATCAATTGCATTCTCTAATTCATTTGTACTCAGTATGTATTTATCATTCAAATGATTCACCCCATAAATAAATCATATTACTTATAAGGCAAAATGTAAATTTATGTATGTATTAAATGCTTTCCCGTTTAACCTTTTCAGTCCACTTATTAAACTTATTATGTACAATCAATTGATACTTGCTATTAATCTTATTAAATCTTTGCACGACTGTATTATGTACTAACTCCATTTGTTCCTCTGTTAGGGAATCTTCAGGAATATCATTTAATTGGTAAACATCGCTTAACCTTGGAATTACTATGTTATAACAATAAGCAGCCTCTTCGGGACTGTTAAATGAACCAAAATATTGCTTTTTCTTATCAATCCTAATCATACAGCGATATTTCCCATTGAGTTCATTTACATTTTTATATCCTGTCTTATTATCTGCTCTTACTTTACTGTTCATTTGATTTTCTTGATTCGTACATATCCTTAAATTTGAAAAACGATTATCTAATGTCTTTTCACCTTCAGAACCATTAATATGGTCAGTGTGCATTTCTGGATCTTTATTACCTGAAACAACTCTATGTAAAAACTCCATTTTCCCCTCGATCACTGTATACACATAAAAATCCTTTGTACATCTCCAAGTATGAGCAGAAATATTATGTTTCCTAAAGCTCCTCATATCAGTTAAGGCTATTTTCCCCATACCATGCCTACCCGATAAATGAATATATACTAAGTGGTTTGTTGTATCGATAACAAACACATTTGGTTGAAGTCTTTTCCTTCCCAATATTTATCTCTCCCATCAATAATTATTATGGAAGCGTGTCTCACGACATGGCGTTCTTAAAACACTCCAATAGATGCTAACCAAATAAAAAACTGGGGAGAGACAGTCTTCACTCAATTAGCATCTAATGCGGTGTTTTAAATTTTTTTCATTTATTACTTGAATTAATCTTTTTTAGGTGATATCATAATCATGTAAGTTAATAATCAGGGGTTTTATAGACTTTTTTAAAAAAAGAGAGATGAATGATCCCCTCAAACCACTCATCTTAATGATGAAAGAGGGAAAAATTTGCCCTTACTCGTATAAAGTAGCTTCTTTTTCCTTCCCTAAGAGACCATTATCTATTAAAATACAAAAATACCGGAAACCTTGATTTATCAAGATTCCCAGTGCCTATTTGTTATTATGTCACGCTTATGCAATATCCTTATTTCTTTGTTTTCTTTTTCTAATTGTTGCTTGTTTGCTCTCTCTTATTTTTTGACATGACTCACTACAAGTAACTTGAGTTTTTCTTTGTTGTCTAAATTTACTTTGACAAATTTGACATTCACATGCTTCTTCGAGATTATTCACTAAGTTATATTCAATAATCTCTCCAAAACTTCCCCAAAGTGTATCCTTATAGGTGCTATCCTCTACCCCGTATAAATACTCAATTAATACATCTGTAATGTAAGTTGGATTCGGGTTAATTTTGAGCAATTCTGTTTTTACATGTTTATAGAAGTACTGCTTACCTTTTTTCTTATTATCCTCAACTTTAATAAAATCCTTTTTCTCTTTATTCAAGCTGTCATACTTATTTATAATGGCATCATCCAACTTTACTTTCTTTCTTCGCATAAGCATTTTATAGTCAAACTTGCCACCTGCCACTTGTCTAAAATAAATATTCTTCGTAGGTATTACATCTTCAAGTCGGTTTACTGTGCTAGTGTTTTTTTCTTCTGTTGATGCTCTTTTTACCAATTTACCCTTTTTCTTATTTTTTCTTTTATCGTACTTAAAGAAATAAGGTAACTTCATATTAACGTACTCTTTAACCTTTTGATCAATATGTTCTGGCCTGGTTAAACGGAATAAAGTTTTTGCGAAATCAATCTCAAAGTTTACTTCCATACACATCCAACGGATTACATCAAGATCAACTTTTTCAGAATTCCATACTCTTGTTATATTGTTTGAAACTTCTCCGATTGCCCCGTTTGTATCAAAAGCTGCCTTAAGGCTATAGTAAATATTATTGTCATCAATACTAACAGCTTTTGCTTTTTCCATTTCATAATACAAAGGTAAAATGTTATCGTTTTGCATATTTCTTTCTGCTACGTCTAAGAGCGTTTTATCCTTATGTTCAGATAGTACTAAGACACGATCACCATCCCAATCACATTGAATAAGTTTGGACAGCAAGCTTTCATTTGAAACGTATAAAGCATCAGTCTTAAAATGTTCGCTTCTATCAACATTATTTTTCAATCCCCATTCTCGACTTAAATGAGGAGCCCTTAGAATGGCAACTCTTCCTTCATCATGCATTTTACAATATACTTCATCTTCACTAAGTAAAGCTTTAATTTCCCCTTTAAAGAGATATTCACAAAAGCTATATAAATCTGGAATAATAAATGTAAAAGCACCATTTACATTTAGTTTTCCTGTCCTGGCTTCATTTACTAATGACTTTTTCTTAGCTTTAATGGTTTCTTTTGAATACTTGTCATTTAATAATTCCGGATACATCATAAGAGCCTTCTGTAGGCTGCCTTTACGGCTATTTGAGGTAGTAGCACCCAGCACCTTTAACATCGTTTCCTGACTCTCTCCGAGGCTTAAAATATCATGTGAAGTAGGTACAGCAATTTCCTTTAATTCATCATCTGTGACATCTGTTAAGCTCTGAAGCATCTGATAACTGATTTTTCCATCATTCAACTCATCTTCCTCTTCATTAAGTTTAGCAGCTTTACAATTATACATTTCGAATCGGGATTGATAATCTTTCCATGAGTCAAAGTAGGCGTGCATTTTCCATTGGGACTTAGTAAAGATGATTTTTATGTTTTCTGCAATGACATCCCTTACTTCTCCATCTATGTCCGTGATATATCGTCCATGCTTAGTGAAATCATAGCTTGCTAATAACCCTTTTACGTAGGGAAGACGTACCATAAAATTCTTTTCGGAAACCGAAGGTAAAATCATTCCACAACCATCTGTAGCAGTAATTGGTACTGGCTTTTTAACATTTTCAGCAATCTCGTATGTATCTCGATTTATGTAATCAACATTAGACTCAACTTCTAATTCTAAATCATCAACAACTATACAATTTCTTATATTAAAGCCTTCAAACTCTTCTGAGGCCGAAAAGATAAGCGATTTATAACTAAGAAATTTGTTGATGTTCATCCCACCTTTACGGTTGATCTCACCAACAGAGAGTCCACAGGTTAAAGAATCTTGATGCTTAGTCCATAATGATTCTTTAATCCATACTCCACGTTTCTGTCGGATCATTCCGGCACTAGAGGAAAGATAAATGTATTTTTGTCCTGCTTGATTAAGGAACCCATCTTTTATCAAGTTCTCAAGTACCTTTTCATGGTAAGACTGGATTACAATAATATCCTCTGAAATTTCATCAATCTCTAAATTTAACGTCCTAGTTAACACAGAATCAAAAACAGAGATAACATTACTTCTCTTTAGCTCTTCAACCCTAAGCGTTCTAATGCCGTTATAATTATCAATCATCTTATACAATTCAACCTTTAGTTCATCCATCCCTTTTTCAACTTCTGAGCCATTTATGACCCGTTTAATTTCAGCATTAATATCCTTTTTCTTACTTCTTATTTCCTTTTTACTCAGGGAAGCATCATTTTTTAAATTGTCTTTTAAATTTCTCAAATACTTTTTATATCCTTTTAAGGTTTGATAACGGCGAAATAACTTATTCTCTTCATCCGTGAAAAAGGAATATGTTCCTAAAGAGTAAATATACACTTGATTTTCTAGACCTTTTGCCATATTATCATTCTCCTCTAAATGGTTAATTGATTAATAAATTAATAATTTGATATGGTATGTAATACATTAAATTTGATTATGTAAATTAAACTTGAACAATAAAAATTTAATGTCACTTGGCAAACTCGTTTTGCTAAGTGTAAATACTGTATATAATGTATCTTATGTATATATATATTTAATTAACTTTTATATACTGTACTGTGTGTGCGGCATTAGGAGTACATCACCTCTGCATTTCCATCCTCTTACCTCTGCATAAAATAAGTCTACTTCTGCATGTTCAGTACTTAGACAAAAAAGCTATTAAAACAAGGAATTGTCTACAGTATAATGATTGTTAAACTTCTCATAATAAAGTTCATTTGCGTCAGTGTATCCACCTGACCACTCAAGTTTATGTACTGTAATTTTGACCAACTTTGCTTTTTTTAACTTATCGTTTGCAGCCTTAATGTTAGTTTTAGATATTTTTAATCGTTCAACTAATGTGTCATAGCCAACAAAGCAGAACTTTTTATCTTCTTTAGTGTTAATGTGACTTTTATAATAAAAGACCTGTCTAAATGCATACTCATCAATTTGTCCATTAGCTAAATATGTAAATATACTTGTTGACATCATAGTAAAATGATCAGATTCGAGTTTATCTGGGTTGAATATTATTTTTAATCTACCTTTTGTTGGTAACTTTTCTATTTCGTTTTTAATCAAATCTAATTTATGCAGTTGCTTAAGTCGTTTTCTAAGTGTCCTTGTATCTGATATTTGACATAAGCGCATCAATTCTCTGTGATCTATTTCAAGTACTGCTTTATCTTCTTTAGCGTTCCTAAAATGTAAGAAACATAGGCGAACGTATATTACAAACTCACTGTTACTAAGAAAGATTCCATCATTTCTTACAATATATGTAGGGACTTGCACATGTAATTTTTTCTTGCTTTCTGTTTCAGTTGCCATCACATCATTCTCCTTGTATAGTTGGTTATTTGTTTAAGTTTATTTGATTAATTATGCTTAACATGTTCCTGCATTATCTGTTCAATCTCTGGTGTTCTTGGGTATAACCAGAATCTGCGGTCTGCTAAACTAATTGCAGAGCATAGAAGTTCATGTCCTGCTCTTTGGATTTTCTTATGTAATAAAACATCATAAACAAATAGTAAGTTCCTTTTCGTTAGTTCCATTTTTAATCCTCCTCCCTTCGAATTCCCTTTAAAACAGTTGTTTTATCGTGTAAGCATCACCCCTTTCGTTATTTGATTATTTACAATCTATGTATAAGTACGTGTTTACATAGATTTTTATTGACGTTAATTAACAATGATGCTATATTATAAACAAGCTAGTGATAGCTAACGAGACTCCCCCGAGTCTATAAAACCAAATTGAAGTTGAGATGCTACCATCCCAAAAATAGCACCTCTTTTTCGTATATGCTTTTTAAGTTTTCCCCTTTAATTTAGAAGGCTCACTTATTTATTTAAGTGGGTCTTTTTTATTTGTAAATAATTTAATAATTTCTTATTTCCAATATATTACCTGTAACGAACAATTACAATAGCTAAATAAGTGATTTTCAGGTAAAAACATCGTTATTTTATGAATTTACCCTTGAAATGTTCGGTTTTCATTCCAATTTTTGATTTTTGAAAAATTGGATAAGAATTATTCTCAATTACGGCACCTTATTATATCTTCATCCTTCTGAAATAATTCGATTAACAACGAAGCAAGTTTATAAAAAACTCCTCCACCAATGTCATCCAAAATATCCAACTTACTCTTCCTCTCCATAAGGGCTTTAATAATACTGAATACAAATGATTCAATGATATAAATGGGATCACCGGGCATAGTTTGTAAAGCGTGAATAATTGCCTGCTTATTTAAGTCTACACATTGAGCCGCAAAGTCATTTAAAAGATCCTGTGAAGGTGTAATTGTTACTGGATTCATTTTCTCTATTCCCCCGATTAAAATTTTTAGCAAATACAAGGTACCTTTAGTGCATTTTTGATGTCCTCATCTGTAATTTCATAAAGCTGAATATCCTCTAATATTTCTTCAGTAAAATCAGCCCATTCTGGATCATTTTCATTCAACAGATCCTTTAAGAAGTCCACGTATTGATCTTCCAAATCCGATGCTAAAAGGAAATGGGTAACAACCATCAATTTTTTGTAATTTTTTAAACCACCACTTTGATGGCTGTTATCTGTTTTAGAATACATTACATGTAACCTCCTGAATTTTGAATGAATTAATCAGCAGGGCTTTTCAGCCCCACTGTTTATATAGTTAAATCAGCATCGGCAACCTGAATAATTACACCAGTTTCCATGTCATAAGCCTGAACATCTTCGCTGATAATTTCCCCTATTTCTAATTCTCTCTCTGAACCGTCCGGCATTATTAGTTTTAATGAGGCTTGGATATATGATTGAAATTGATTCCTAAATTCTTGAGTGTTCATTTCCTCCGGGACAAAAGCAGCTAGATCAACAACCAATTTACCGTTCATAAGTTTCATCATTATGTAAAACCCCTCTCCCCATTTTGGGATCTTATTTGAGCGCTCCTGACCTATCCATACCTACAAACAGCCCGACAATAAAGGTGATTACTGAAAAGAGAAACCAGATCATTTTTATATCTCCTTGGTTAGATTGAAATCAAAATCTACATTAAACGCAAATGACTCATCAACAAGGTAATCAAACAGGGTAATTGACTGAAGCATATTAGAAATGGTATTTAGGTACTGGGTTGGGTTTGTAATACGTTTTTGTACCCTCCCTAAATTGATAACTCGCTTATTAATTTCATAGAATTCATTTTGTTTGATTGTACTAGGTACCAACCAAACTAAATTATCTTCGCAAATGTACAAGATATTGTTACCAATTCCATAACCTATGACAATTTGTTGCTCACCATCTAGATCAATTTTTAATCTTACATCCTTCACCTTTCACCCTCCCTTCTGTTAACTCGTAACGTTACTAATAACTTCTTGAGTTAATACTAACACCATGAGTTATTATCGTCAAGCGTTATTAATAATGTTATAATAAATTTATTAATAAGTTTTTTGGGAGTGAGTTTTATTGATCCGATTTAAGCTAAAGGAAAGACTAGAACAAGAAAATAAGACAATGTACTGGTTATCAAAGGAGTCTGGTATAAGGCCAAACACGATAAGTCAATGGGTTAATAATGAGGAGTTAGAGATTGATAAAAAAATCAAGTCAATCAATGTTGATACTCTAGATAGTATTTGTGAAACCTTAAATTGTGATATTTCTGACATAATTGAACATGTTAAAAAAGATGCTGCTGAATGATTTCGGCAGTTTTTTTATTACGTATCAAATACAGAATCGAATAATTCACGCATGTAATAAGCCTTAAATTTACGCTTCATAACGCCATTAAAGAAGCCTATAGGGTTAAGAATACTTTTACCTTTCATCTTGCTTATAAGTACTTTTAACGAATTAATGGACAGTTCTGAGAGGTTGCTAGAAGGTATAGCGAACTGTTTAGAGTGAATGTAAGTTACTTTCCATAATTCCTCGATTTGATTAGGTTGAAAAAAGTATGTAGCAAAATTAGCAAACTCTTTATTAACCCAATCTGGAATAATTACAGGCTTGCCCTCTGTACGTATTTCTTTATCATGAATACTAGATTTAGAAAGATTAATAGATTTATTAGCTACGTCAATTTTCTCATTGGTTGGTATGACAGGCTGATAAGGCAAGAAAACATAGACATTGTGTGATTGTTTACCATTTGCCTTGTAAGTATTGATTACTTCAACTAAACCTAAGTCTTTAACTTTAGTTAACATGCGCTCAAACGTCCTTCTGGAGATGCCTATACCATCAAATTCATGTGTAGCTGCAACGATTGTTTGAATCTTGGCGTAGCAGATCCCAGGTATCTTACAAGCAAATCGAATTAGCCTTTTAAGGGCAATTATTTCTGATTTGGTTAGCAATTTATTCTGATGAATATCAATCCACCATTGTTCCATATTTGAATTAAAATTCTTAAGTGATTCGAATTTAGATTGTTGTTTAAATTGCTCAACTTTACCTGATTCCATAAAAAATAGCCCCCTGAAAGATGAGGACATTTACCGTTTTTGGGTATACTTAATAAACCATTTGTGTTGAAATTTTTTTACAAATGGAATATACTTTATTTATCGAATAGACGGTATGTCCTTTATTGGATGTACATTGTGAGATCAGTGCAGCGAACACTGGTCTTTTTTTTGTATACAATTCCGTTTACTTGTGTACATTTACAGTTCAAAAGCCCTTCTGAGCCTTTTATAATTCACTTTCGAGTTGTTCATAACGTTCTGATTGTTTCAAATCCTATTTAGCCAAATTCATTAATGGGCTCGAAGCCATTGCTTTATTTATAAGTTCTAAGTCTTCTAGCGACTGTAAATAGGTCTGGGTTGTTTGTAACTCGGAATGTCCGAGAAGTTTAGATAAGGTATAAATATCTATTCCGTTTAAGATACATTGAACTGAAAAGAAGTGGCGAAATGTATGAGGTGATACTCTTTTATCTTCAATTCCAGCCCTTCTACCTGCCTCTTTGATTACATTATCTAGACCAACATGTGAGAGCTCACTACCCTTATAAGACAAGAAATAGCAATCTGTACTAACTGTTTTCCCTTTGAAATATTCCTTCTTAATTCGTTCATACTTAATAAGAATCTTCTTGAGTGCTGGACTAATGAAAATATACCTTTCCTTATTACCTTTCCCATTGACAAGAATGGTTGTTTCCTTAACATTAACGGTTCTTAAACCTCGAATTTCCATTGCACGGAGTCCACAGTCACTGAGCATAGCTATAATCGCTTTATTTCTCGCCTCAAAATAATTCTTATAAGTAAACGAATTTATCATTTTGTCGACTTCCTGTATTGTAAATCCCTTTAAGATCTTTTTTGGCAGCTTAGGAGTTTCCACTTTTTTTGCTATGTTCTCTTTTATATACTCCTCCTTCTCACACCATGAAAAAAATGCCTTTATCATTTTAAACATTGATACAATCGATTGTGGTTTTAATCCACTACTTTGTTTGGTTCTCACATACGCCTTAAGATCATGGATTGTGATATTTTCTAGTTCGGTAATTGCTCGTTTCTCTTCTAAGAAAGACTTTAGCTGTTTTAGTTCCTGACGTTTGTTTATCATTGTCTTTTTGGTAAATCCTTTAGCTAGACAATGGTAGATATATTCTTGCATGACATCGTCTAAAAACAA